TTTCTTTTTTCTTTTTAGCCATAATATAATATAATTAAATAATATAAAACTACCCCACCCGAAGGTGAGGTAGTTTCGATAAATATAGTTTACTTCATCAACATGAAGTTGTTTGCGCCTTGTACAACCAAGCAACGCTCAGTAAGCATATGCAGTTGCATAGCATCTAGAGCTGCTGTAGCTGCTCCAACAGAACCAGTAACCCAAGTCTTCATACGACGATCGTCAGTCTGCGAAGCGCGGAAACGAACGTGTAGGAAAGGACGCTTAAGGTTTCTACCTAATGCTTGATCGTATACAGTAGAAACACCAGCTGGGATAATAACTCCACGGATAGCATTAGCTGCGTTAGCTGAATTGATTGATCCACGAGTAGCTTTATCGTTTAAGTAACGGAAGTCAGACTTGTAGAAGTCGTAAGATCCGCGACGGAAACCTGAGAAGCCAAGGTTTAGAGCCATGTCTTCATCATTTTCAAACACTCCGTAAGAAGTACCACCAGCACCGTATGAGTTCATTCCTGCAAGCATATCGTCGATAGCTAGAGATGTAGCACGGTTAACGAAAAGCATGTTCTCTTCAATTGCACCTTGAGCATCAAACTCTGCTAAGATAGCATCGAACTCTGCTAAATCACCAGCGCCACTTAAACCAGTAACACCAGTTGTTACGTTTCCACGAGACTCAATAGCAGCGAATAAACCTTCTGTACCAACAGAACCAGCGCCAGCTGCAGAACCGTCAATTAGATTACTACCATCAATAGTAGAATCTGCTAAGTTCTTTTCAGCTTCAAGCATAGCCATTTCAATGTAGTCAGTGAAACGAGCACGAGTGTCTGCTTCAGCTTTTAAGTACCATAGGTATCCTGACTGTCCGTCTTCAGCGGCTACTTCAACCCAACCAATACGAGATGCATCAGAACCTGATACTTCGTAGTAGTCCTTCATGATAATAGGCTTGTTTGTAAACGACTTGAATCTTGGCTCAATAGCACCTCTTGAATCAGTAGCAGTACCGTCACCAGCTGTTAAGTAGCTCATGCCTTTACCGTACTCAGAACCGTAAACTAATACTGTAGTAGTTAAGCTACCACCAGTAGTTGATAGTCCAGCAGTGTTTAATGAAGCGTGAGAGTAAGGCTGAACATCAATGATGTCAGTCGCTACAGCTTCAACGATACATCTTACAACGCCTTCAGAGTTTGCGATCAATACTGTGTCGTTAACTCTAATTGGAAGGCTACCAGATACTACCGCTTGCCCATCAATATCTTTTTCAAGTTGAATTTGTCCACCAGAAGCTGTACCTCCAGCGTTAGACTCAACGTGACCTTTGAATGAAAGGTGTAGTCTGCCTTGCTCAGACCAAACAACTTGATCAGATGTCATTGACTCTTCTGCTCCTACTTGTGCTAGGAAACCAGAAATTGTACGAGGTCCAAAAACCTCAGCTTCCTTCTCCATAAGATCCGGAAGATACTGTTGTGCCCAGTCATTAGAACCAGACGTAAAATCTAAATAGTTTGTATTAAGCGTTTGCTTTTTTGGAGCTGGCACGCTATTTAACAAACTTCCTCCTGTAATTGCCATAATTGTTTAATTTACTTTTTATTCTTAATTTTAAAACCATAAGAGCTTGAATCGTCACCTAGCACACGAACTTTAATACCACCAGCTTCAACCGAATTATGCGACTTACGCGGATCCATATTAATGTTTTTAGACTTAGCTACATTTTCTTTTATAGCATCTGCCTTACCTTGTTCGTAAAAATGCTGTGCAACTGCGTCAGCGTTCATAGCAGTGAATAAACTTCTGTGATAACCCTTAGCATCTGACATTGTTTCATTTTCGTCTAAAAACTTTTTAAACATATTATTGATGTCAGATTGAGTTTCTTTAACTTGATCTACGTCGTTTACATTAAAACGATACACCTTGTCTCCAACGTTGTATTCAAAACCTTTGAACTTGTCGTTAAACAATTGATCTGTTTTTTTATTAAACGTATCTCTTTGTCTGGTTATTACTTGCTGATTTTGCTCAGACTCTTTATTGTATCTATTGAAGAAATCAACAGCCTTCTGCTGCTCTTTAGTTAAATTGCTTCCAGCTTTAATTTCTTCATAGTATTTAGACTTTTGCCCGTCTAAGTAGGCTTTGGCCTCGGCAACTTGCTCTTTGAGGGCCAATTTTTTTCTTTTAATATCTTTAGCTTCATCTAGCTCTTCGTCGTAAGAAAACTTATCTTCTAAAAGAAAGTTTATTTCTTCAGCGTCTAAATGAGGTTTAGTTCTTGAGTAGTACTCTCGTAACGCGTCTTGATCGTCAATATCTTTAACGTCTCTGTTAAGCCTTACATAGTCTTCTAAGCTACCACCAGTGTCAGCCATAAAGTCAACGAGTTTTTGTACACCTTCAGGTAAAGGCTGCCCAGTAGCTTCGGCTTGATCAAAAGCTTCTGATACTTCTTCTTTAAACTCTTTTACTTCTTCTAGTACTTGTACTTCTTCTTGTGTTTCTCTTTCCGGTTGTACTTGGTCTTCACTTTGTGCGGGCTCGGCGTCTTCATTGACTCCAGCCACTCCTGTGTCGTCAGTGTTGTTTTCTTCAACTTCATTTGTTGGTGGTGGTTTGCTTAAATCTACTTTGATAATGTCTGGATTATCTTTACTATCAAATTTTTCTAAATCAAGCTCAGGAGTTACTTCCTCTACTTGCGGTGTTTCTTGTTCGACCTCTTGAATTACTTCTTCAAGATCTGTTTGTTTATTTTCCATGATAAAATATTATATAATTACGTTCCTATTTGTGGATTAAAATCATCTAATCTAATTCCTCCCTCAAGTACATCATTACCTGAAGATTCAAACTTTTTACTTGTTTGCTTTACTTTTTCTCGCTTATCTTTTCCAGCTTCTTTCATACTTTCTATTCTTTCATTAGAAGCTCGCTCTTGATCACGAAGCATACTGTTCAACTCAAACTCGTATTGCATTAGTTCTTTTTTAAGTCTAACTTCTTCTTGAAGGTACGAAAGCTTGTTAGAAGATCTTAAAGATTCTACTTGCATGTCTGCTTCAGTTTTTGCCTGATTTTTTTGTATCTCAGCTTGAGCAGCGGCTTGTTGAGCTTGCGCATTTGCTTGCGCTTGGGCCTGCATGTTTTGTTGTTGGATTTTTTGATCTCGCTCTTGTTTTTGCTTACGCTTTATTTTTAAAAGTTTATTTGCTAAGGTTACGTTGCGAACCTCTCTAATATCTATAGCGTCATCTAGATCTATTAATTGTTGAGCTAAAGCAGTTTGAATATTATTTTCTAATAATTGTTTTTGCTCTTCATCTGGCTCTAACTCTATGAATATACCAAAGTCATATAAATATAATTCTGTCATTTCAGAAAGCGTAGCTACGTTGTGTGATCCTAATGCTTGAGCAAACGCGTCTGCTGTTGGAGAGTACTCTAATATATCTGATATTCTTAGTGATAGTGATTCAGCAACAGAAGCTGTTAGATACATAGACGACAAAAGTATATGTCGTGTAGCTACGTTTGAATTAGCTGCTGCTAGTTTTTGTACACCTACTAAAGATTTAGGGTCAGGTAAACTACCGTCACGAGCTTCATTTAAACCCGTAACATCACGTATCATTTGTAAATAATAATTGTAAGTATTAATAAGACTCTGTATCTTGCCTTGGCCTGTACCATTAGCTATTTGTTGAATAGGCACTTTACCAGGATTAGGATCTCCATCTGCAGTTAAACTTCTACCAATAACACTACCAGTTTGGAAGAACATGTTAAGAGCTTCTTGTGGGTTATAGTTTGTTCCGTTACCAAGATCAACTTCAGCAATACCATCTACGTCAAGATATACACCATCTGGTACCATGCGTGACATTACTTGTTGTAGCTTTAAGTGTGTAAGTTGAATCATATCAGCAAACCCAGTTATTCTACTAACTAAAGACTCTATTTTATTATTGTACATACGTGGCGCAACAAGGCTGTAATTCATTTTAACTTTGTTAAAATCAGACTTTGATCGTATCATGTTATCGCACATACGCCACTGCAGCAGCCTGTCTGTACCTAATACTATAGCACCTTCAAAAACAACTTCTACAGCTCTTTGAATTTTAGCAAAGTTTACTTGCTTGTCTTTAGGTGGGTTAAAGCTTTCATCTTTTTGTATAGCTTTTTCTCCACCAGACTTTGTTTCTTTAATCTTATAAACGTCGTTCATATACGTTTTATGATTAAAGTAAAGTATTTGTATTTTATTTTGATCTCTAACTTCTAATCTATTATATCTTCCTCTAGGTCTATAAGAGCTTTTTTTAATCGACTCTAAATCTTGTTCTGTTAGATGGGGATATTGTCTTACTAGCTCGTTTATAGATATTGTTTTTACTTCTCCAACGTAGTATATATCTTCAAAATATGGAGAGTCACTATAGGAATATACTATATTAGCCGGATCTACATAATCAATAGTAACGCCATCACTTGTATTAAACCCTGTTTTTACGCACGCAATGCCTAGTACAGTTAAATCGTATAGTAGTCTACGTCTAGTTAAATCGTATTTATTTCCATCAAGTAATACGTTGATCGCCTGCTCTTCAGCTAACTCTACAGCTTGTTTGTAGTTAAGCTGCATGTGTAACTCTAGCTCTTCCTTTGTCTCTGGTAGTGTGTCTTTGTTACTTTTATAAACATCAACGCCAAACATATCTTTTGCTTTGTCGTTGAACTTTTTAGTTGCCATGTCATCTACCATAGCTTGCATGTAAGCAGTTCTTTTAGCTACGCCGTATTGATCTTGAGAATAAGCTTTAACGTTAAACATACGTTCAGACATACCATTAACAACTATATCTACGAATTTAGGTATGATTGGAACTGGCTTCCAGTCAAGGTTTAAATATGATAAATCACCATTAATAGATAATTCATCTTTATACTTTTGAACAGACTGTTCACCTCTAGCGTATAATCTAAGCATATGGTACTTGTCTTGAGTATCCATATATCTATTAGAGTGTATACCATTGAACCACTCTTGCTCAATAGCGTAAGCTACTTTAAGCCCATACTCTGGACTTATTTTCTCTAAATCACTTACGATTTGAGATGGAAAATTAACATATACTTGTTGAGCCATTATTTTAGTATTCTAGAGTTAAAGCCCTCGTTATTATATTTTGCTATATTCAAGTTCACTGATGTTCTTTGTACTTTAGGATTTGGTGCGTACAAATGTCTGTTACAAGCCATTATAGCTAGCCCAGAACTTATTGACGCATCAAACTTAGTTCTTCTGTTTATATCAAACTTAGACCAATCGTTTAGAGTTTCGTTAAAATACATAGTTCCATATTCTCCGTCTCCAATATGTCCTACGTGATTTTGTATATACATTTCAATTGCAGCAGCGTGAGCTTGTTTAATGTCTTCACTTGAGTTTGGTATACCACCAACTTCTTTTTCTGCAACAGATAATTTTTTCCAAGATTTATCTGGCCTATTCATACTGTACCCTCTGTAGCCTCTACGCCTTAAGTAATACAGCAATCTAGGTTTATTGTTCTCTGCAAGTAAAGGCATGCCGTAAAAAACTAGTGCCATTAAAACGTCTTCAAAGAACATCTCTGCGGTTTGTGGTCTAGCTATATATTCTAAGAAAAAAGTATTCGAAGGTACTTCTTCCATAGAAAATTTTGTTAACCCGTGTAAAGCTCCTTTAGAACCGCGACCATCAACCGTGCCGCTGATATCGTAACTATCACAACCAAAGGCGCCAACATGATCGTTGCCAGGATATTTAATTCCATTTTTTATTATTTGTTTATTTTGCAAGTGAGCTGGAGGTACCCAACTTACTTTAAACCTACCAGTTGGATCAGGGTGGAATACTACTTGTGTGTCTTTAACACCATTAATCCAACCGAAACTTCCTACTGTAGTATGAGCGTTGTATCTACTACCTTCGTTAAAATCTATTTGCTCATATATTTTAATTAAGTTAAATATACTATTTTTAGTTTCATCTCTAAACGCATGCTCTTCAGTACGTGGAAACTGTCTGTAAAATTCGTTTAAAGCATCTTGATCATCACGTAATCCATCAGCTTCGTTTTCCCAGTGATCAATAACACCTACATCTATTAATTCACCATCTGGTCCGCGTCTAACATCATCACTTCCACAATTAAAGACTGGAAGTCCGTATTCGTCAATAAATCCTTCATAGTTCCATTCCATTGGGATAAAGAGAGAATATAAGCCAGACTTCGTTTGTCCATTACGATTTCTTCGCGTGACGTCAGAATCATTGTATAGTTTTTTAAAGTTATCTCCACCTTTGTCAAGCGCGTTACTAGTACTACCCATTAAGCACTTACCAACGATTTTACTACCTAGTCTTAAACAAGTTTTAGTAACTCGCCAGTTGTTTAATATGTTATCAGGTCTTTCCCATTTACCACTCTCATCATGAACTAGTAAACTTAGCTTTTCACCATCATAGCTATTGTCACCAGTATTTTTCCAGTCGATTGTAGTATCAAGACCTACTATTTCTTCAAGCTGCTCGTTAGTTTGTATTTTCTTACGAGTAAACTTACTAGCCGGAACTCTATACGCAAGCTCAGACTTTGGACGATCCATACCATCTTGTATTGGCTTGAAAAAGAAAGGGTAGTTTAAAGATATAGGTACAACTTTATCAGTAAACATTTTCTTTGCATCGGCACCAGACTTAGAGAGTATCCCATATCTACTATCACTCGATATAGTGGCTAAGTTAACTGTTTCGGCTGACGACATAAACGAGAAACCTGAACGACGGTTTTTAAGGTAGCACATTCCATAGCATCTCTTATCAGCTTTACAAGCTTCCCAGAATATAAAGAATAGTCTGTTCGCCTCTCTAAAGTCTGGAGCTCCAACATCAATTTTGCTCCATTGCAGGTACATATAATGTGCACCTGTTATATACGTCGGTACGCCTTTATTAACAAACCAAAAGCCTTCGTCTCTACGTTTAAACTCTTCGTCAATATAGTCGTACCACTTTTCTTTTTGTTCGTCTGGATAATCTCTCCAGTCGAATATATTTTTTATACGCTTAAGTTCTTTTGGATACTCAGTCTTTACCCATTTGTCTTCTTTATGTTTAAACACATTAGAGGCGGGCACACGCGGCAATGCGATTTGCAACCCTTGTATTTCGAGGACTTCTCCGATTTGCCCAGTCTTTGATATAACGACGATATCATGGTCTTTATCATAACCGTATTTCCATTTTTTACCACGATTAAGTCTCGTGATAGTTGTTTTTTTAATTGGTTCTACAACCTTTACTAAACTCTGTTCGTACATTACTTAGATCTACCTTCAGCAAAACCTTTGAAAACACGCTCTTTCTTTTCTTCTGGAGACTTACCATCTAGTAAGTTTTGTTCTTCTTGGATTCTAGCTAATATCTCAAAAGCATCGAAGATCGCAAGCTTCTTAGTAGCAGCAGCGTTTTTAAGTCTATCAGCAGATACATCATCTTCAGTGTTAGTGATGATTTTTTCTTCTGCTACTTTGATAAGCTCGTTAACAGCTATCTGCCCAGCTTGGATTATACTCTTCTTCGTTTCCTTGATATTCATATTTAATTGTAATAAATTGAGACGGTATACGATATAAACGTTTACCGTCAATTACGAACTCACACTCTATGTTTGGCTTAAAACCTATAAGAGAGTTTAGCTCTGCTCTGCCATCAGTATGTTTTACAATACCAACTAAAGGTTTTTCAGTATCAACACTTAGCTTGCTATTGTCTTTAATAGGTTGTACAAAGCAATAACCTTTTGGGCATAGCCAATTGTTATCACGCTTGTACAAAAATATTTGATCATCATTTACAAAGTATTTGTTTTCTTCATAATATGACCTACTATTACGCTCTCGACCTTTTACATCATGCCAACGTCTAAATACGTTAAAGTGAACTATAACTGTATCACCAACTTGTATTTCTGTATTGCCTAACTTTGGTATAGATATAACTTTAGCAAGCCTATTAACGTGATGATGATTAAACACATCAGTGTTAAGTATTAGTTCTTTATCACCTACTTTTGTAGTATTGTTGTATCTTTCACCTATAGGCTCTACAACAAAGTTGTAAAGCGCTTGCATTAGTATTCTAGATTATATTCTACAGATATAGCCATATTCTTGTTGAAGTCTTTCCAAGGAATAACAGCTTTGTCTTTTCTAATATATATAGAATACTTTTCAGTTTCTTCTAAAATGTCACAAATGGTATGACCGCCATACACTTCCTGTCCAACAGAATAGTGCATAGCGTCGTTTTTATAGTCTTTACCAATCGTGATCTTACGAATCAGATGACTCATCTTTTTTGTAGTTAATTGTACCGTCTTGAATATTTATGTCATCACAACCGTACTGTTCATTAAATTGTAATTGCATTTCATTGAGTCTTTCGTTACCTTGAAATAAAGCGTGAAGAGCGCTGTGTTTCTGTACCTCCATTACTCCAATGTCAAACTGAAGTTTATTAATTGCAGAAACTACGTTTTGCAGTTGCTTTAATTCTTCTTCAGAAATCTTTTCTGGTTTTAGGTCAATGACCTTTTCTTTCTTTTTTCCCATAATTAAATTGTATTAAATTAAAATTGTTTATTGTAAATACCAGTCACTACTGGAATCTGATTGCATTGTTTGAACTTGAGATTCTGTGTAAGAATCATAAGAGCTTAAGCTAGCTGGTAAAGAATCATCAAACTTAAACATAACTCTTTTAGGGTTTTTAGCTGTATCAACAAAATGATTTAAAATAAAATCTACTTTGTCAGCGTGATTTTCAAGTTCAATTTCAGTAAGTATTGTGTATATAGCCATTGTTAAGGTGTTGTTGTTGAGAAAGCAGCATCAGCTCTAAGAGTTCCATTACTATTACCTGCTTCATCATCAGTGCTGTTGTTCATCTTGTAGTAAAGATGTAAGTGGTCATGACCAGTTATATCTGTAGGAGCTCCGCCTCCGCCTATATCAGATATTTCACTATCTTCAAGGGCAGCATCAAAAAACGCACACTCATCAATAAAACCATCAATAGGTGTAGTTGCAGTGCCAGCTCCATTTTGGAACCCTCCAAATCCTAGATTAATAGATGAAGTATACTGATTGTGATTAGATATACTTACCGCCTGAATTAAAGTTCCAGCTATTTCGCTACCATTAACGTATATAGCATACGCTGTGTTACCTCCAGTCTCTGTTACTTTAGCTGCTACATGAGTCCAGTCAGTCGCTCCGTCACTAAAAGTAACACCGTCTGCATTGTATAATGCTATATCAGAATTTGCTTGATGTATAAAGCTAAGTTTTCCAGTAGGATTTACAGCAAAGCCAACAATATTACCTGAAGTGCTTGCTCCAGCTATGTACTGTACAACACTAGGTTGGCCGTCGTCTAACTTAATCCACGCTGAAATAGTGAAGCTATTTCTAATCTGAGTTTGCAGCGTTGTATTAGTATCAAAAAAATCTCCACTTCCGTCTAAAACAACAGAGTGAGAGTTTGCATATCCAGAGTCAAGTACATACGGTGACGCTAAACTAGCTCCTAAACCTAGCATTACTCTCCTATGTAAGCTACGATGTGACCAGAGTTAACATCTATCTCTGTCCAACGACCGTAGATAGTAACTCCTTTAGGAAACGTTACTGAATCTACAACTTTACCGCCAGTACCTTCAGTAGCAGTTTCAGCTCCAGCGTCTAAATCGTGAGCTGGCTCCTCTGTAGAAATATATATATCTCCAGTTAAAGTACTTGGATCTGTAGCGCTAGCGCCTGGTACACGTACTCTTTCTGCTACTAAACCACCGGAAGCATCAAACACTGTGTCAGCTAACATTGTTATAGCTACAAACACTTTACCACTTGGAGGATTAATTTCCTCACTAGAAGCAGTGGTGTAAACACTACCTAATTGTCCGAAGCCATATGAGACCTCTGTTGAATTAATTCCCATTTTATTTTTTTACTTTTTCTATAGATCTACCAGCAAAGTACGCACCAAAAGCGGTAA